GCGTACGTATAAGGGATTACGACGGGCGGATGCAAAGCTCCGCGGAGTAGGCGACGACGGTCTACTCCCAAGGTGGCATGAAGGCCGGAAGCGCATTTTCGATAGCACCTTCCCCAAATTGGGAGGAAGGTTGTCCATCCAAAAGAGCTTCTGGCATAAAAAGTATGCTCTCATCACTGAAATCCCTATGGACAACGGTTTTGAGCAGCCTTTCTTGCCACTTTCCGTCATTGTTGCCCCACCCGGTGGTTCCAAAGGTCAGCTGTCTTGGGTATCCCAAGCCACCTCGATCCTAGGAGACGCCACCGCGCCTTATGAAAGGCCCATGAAGTTTTTCTACCGACTGTCACCATTTTGGTACAGTTGGCAGTTAGCTTCACGGTGGGGTATTCCTGTGTCTGCACCAGAGGCTTATGGAGGGGTAAATGTACCCATCCGGCCAAAGGTCTCACAGACACACCATCTCCAGTGGCTCCGTTACCTGTCCCAGGCCTCAATTGAGGAACTGGTAACAGGTCTCGGTTTGTCACCCGTCGGCAATGCGCAGTCATCTTTACTACGCAAAGCCTCTGACGGTTGGTTGAAGCAGGTATTCCAATCCGATTCGGAGTGGAAGTCCTTCAGTGAGGGCCTGCTTTCGCCAATGGCGTTGGACGATTCGTCACAGCGGCGTATACCTCTTACGGAGGCATACCAAACTGCTGTGGGGAATCTCCGGTCAGTGGAGTTCTATTTTAGAGCTCCCCTGGAAATTTCCGAGATGCGTGTCCCGTCCATTAGGACGGCGGCACGGAAATTCCAGTCAAAGGTTTCCCGAGCCCGCTGTACAAAGGTACGCGGGTACCAGGCTACCAATGATGACCTGCAGAGAAAAGTTTCTCTGTATTTTACCTCCTCAGGGGGGTTCCTCCCTGATCCTTGGAGCGAACCGAGTCGGGGTTTCTATGGGCTAGAAACCTCTATTCGGGTCAAGAGACGCTTTAAAGCGCCCCACCTCCTTGGATTCGGGTAGGAGTGCAT